ATGCCATACCTAGACCAATACCTGAAAGAGCGAGACAAGCTGAGCGAGCTTCGGTGGGACTTGTTCTACATCAAGGGCGTGTTGCAGTTCTCCAAAAGCGCGACACCGGAAGTGACACTTCGCGCCGTCACAGATCGCGTCGAAGAAGCCTTCAGAAAGTTAGACGCATGAACACCATACTCATCCTGCTGGACATCACCGCCGCTATCGCCGTGATCGCGGCCCTCATCATTCTGTGGAAGGCAACGCCATGAAGCACTCATACGTAACCGGCTCGTTCGAGATCGTTTACACCTACACCCAAGGCCGCGCGCAGACGTGGACCGACCCGGCAGAAGACCCGCAGCTAGACGTTGAGGAGGTGTGGGTTGTGGATGACGAATACAACCGTATCCTTGACATCAATCCGCTACTGACAAACGCCGGATTCGAGCAGCTATTCGGCATGCACGTTTTCGACCGGCTTGTAGTAGAGGCCAACCAGGCGGAAGAAGACGAACGCGATGCCGCCGCAGAATACCGCCGCGACATGAGGGAGGACCGATAACATGCTCGCATATCACAATGACCCGGCCATCAAGTTCAAACTGCTGGCCGATTTACAAGCTCACGCCGACGCAGACCGCATCGTCAAAGGCCAATACTGGGATAACGGAAAAGGCTGCGCCGTGGGCTGTACGCTTCAAAGCATGCGCTCTGAAAACGACGGCCACGACGAACACGCTGAATACGAAACGCTGCTGGGCATTCCTCAAATGCTGGCGCGGTTGGAAGACTGCATTTTTGAAGGTCTGCCAAACGCCGAAGCAATGGAATGGCCCATGCGTTTCGCGGCTGCGATTACCCCCGGCGCGGACTTGTCGCGTGTGGGGTGGAAGTGGCTGCATTGGCTGCTGACGGACGGATTGCCGCGTGTAAACGATGCGACTATCACGGCTGCTATTGCACAATGCGCTGACGTTTTACTGCCGCTAACACGCGGCGAGCCGACATGCCGTGATGCGGCTCGTGCGGCGGCTTATGCGGCTGGTGCGGCGGCTTATGCGGCGGCTTATGCGGCTGATGCGGCGGCTTATGCGGCTGATGCGGCGGCTGGTGAGGCTGATGCGGCGGCTGGTGCGGCTTATGCGGCGGCTGGTGCGGCTTATGCGGCGGCTTATGCGGCTGATGCGGCGGCTGATGCGGCTGATGCGGCGGCTGATGCGGCGGCTGATGCGGCTGATGCGGCGGCTTATGCGGCGGCTTATTCTCGCATGGCCGAAAAGCTCATTGAACTTTTGGAGGCTGCGACATGATCGACTACCCCAACGTCCCAACACGATGGGAGATATTCCGCGACGACCTGCAAGCCGTCGCCACAATGGGCGGACTGTGTTGCGTTCTCATATCGTCTGTCGTGTTCTTCTCCACCCTGTCCGATATGCTGACGCGCCATCTTGTCCGGCTTGGCCTGATGCACAACTCGTTCAGCCAATGGACCCTGACCGCAGCCATGTTTTTCGTTTGCTGCGCCGTCACGTTTTCAATCATTGGCCGGTGCATCGATAAAAAATGGTGGTGGAAATGAACATGATTGAAAAGATAGCGCGGGCGATGTGCGTGGCCGACGGCTACAGCAATCCAGACGCGCCGTTCAGCGGGAACGCGTTAAGCGGCCCGCGTTGGGAGCAATACAAAACAATGGCAGAGGCCGCCCTCGACGCATTGGAAACCCCAACAGAAGGGATGCTAGCCGAACCTCATTGGGATGTTGAAGGTTTGGACGGATACATGGAATTAATTCGCGCCGCGAAGGATGGAAAATGAACATGCCCAACAATCAAGTTACCGCACGTTTTTTGGAATACCTCAGACACCATGAAGGGGTAAGTTATGACGACGCATGGAGTTACGCCTACGCGTCACCTCCACAATATACCGTAACGGACGCAATGGTTGATGCTGGTGCAAAAGTGTACAAACTCTCCCTAGGTTGGAACACGCTTTACTTTCTCCCTGACATATACCGCGCAATGCGCGCATTAGAACCAAAATGATAAGCACCATGACCCTGCTCGACCGCTTCAAGCTGTGGCTACGGCCCGAGTACCCGAACGCCAAGCCTCTGCCGCCGCACGTTGCCAACCTCGTACTGTGCCCGCGCCTTATCATGCAACACATGCACAAAACAACTGATGTGACCGGACGATGAGCGACAGAGATCAATTCAACAAATGGTGCGAGAAACACCCGGCTCTCAAGCGCCACATTCTATGCGTTCTATTCGGCGTGAACGTCAGAACCATGCGCCGCTATGCGCATGGTGAAACGTCCATTCCGATCGCGATCCTGCGTATGATGGAAATCTTCACACGCCACCCAAACGTTGAGAAAGAATATCTCAGCCGGTTCTGCCAATAACGTGACGATCGTCAAACGCTACGCGCCAGCGTTTGAATGCCTCGGCTTCGTGGAAGCAACCACGAAAGCCGGGGAACGTCGCTATGTCGTCCGCAGAGAAGACGGCAGCATAATGATACTGCGCCCCATACAAATGCACGGGCTGGCATTTATGACCAGCCTGTACCCAGACATGAGCTATTGGCGATCACGCCACCCTAAGCGGTGCCGCACCGGAGTGGATAACCAAGACGTTATGACTTGGATCATCCGTGAATGCCACCGAGTCGGGCTGTATAAGCCCGAAACCTAAACCGCCCGGTAAATTGTCTTCGGTCGGCCCGGCCCTTGGGGCGGGACAATCTCTTCAATCAAATCCTCGGAACCTATCAACGCTTTGATCGTTGTGTCTCTGTCACGACCCAAGAACAGCGTCTGTTTATACAAAGCCGACTTGTCCATAACGCCGCCAGCCTTACGGATCACCTCAAGAACGCGCTTGGTATAAGACTCCGCGACGTTATCGGAAACAAACCGCTCAATACCTTCAACCATCAGATGAATAGAATTTTCAACAATCTTCAAAGCGAAATCGAAATCCACCATGTCGATCACTGGCTCTTCAGGATTGCGCCCTATGGCGTGGACAAGCGCAACCTTGATACTAAGTTCGTCGCGCCGTGCCCACAGCGCCGTGTAAGGCGTACCCTTCACGGCGTTCAGCTTCTCGGTCGTCTTCTTTTCCAAGCTCTTGATAAAGGCCGTCGCCGCTTCACTGTATGGCACGGTCATAATCTCTCCCGGCGGATGTTCGCCGTTCAATTGAATAGCCGAAGCGCCGCCAATCGGCGTAGCGATACGCCGCATCAAATCCAACAACTGTTCCGGCGGTTGCCGCTCGGGAGGATGCTGGCTGTCAGGGTAATGGTTCTCACTCTCGCAAATGATGAAGCGAGCAAGCGAGCCGTCCACCGCGCTACTGGATTCAAGCGCCTTCCAGAAGTGCCCCGGCACGGTCGTGCCGTGGATGCTTAAACACGGCTGGATGATGGACTTGCGCGGCCTGTCGCGTTGGTCGGCGTACTCGATGCCCCGGTACACATCGTTGCTGCTGGTGAACAATTCGGTCATGTGCTCGATAATCTCGGTCAGATGGCGCGGGCTGCGCTTCTTGTCCGCCACCGCCGTCAAGAACATCCCGAACTCATCCAACTGGAACAAGATGCTGGGGCTACGCAACAGCGCCGTCAGCAAGCCCGTGCCGGAGGCAATCTTCCCGCCGCCCAGACGATCGTCGCAGCCGATCAGATCGCTGAAGATGCGGCTGATAACCTGACGGCTGTGGTTTTTACCAGCCCCCGAATCCGCCAAGCTGACCACGTACAGATTGGTCCGCAGGTTTGTAGGCGAGCGATATTTGCGGCCCGCCAGAGTGCCTATGGCGCACAACGCCGCCGCCACAGCCAGCACCGGCTGGGGCCGGATGGCGGTTTCATTGATGTACTGCGCGAGCAGCCCCACACACCCCTGGCCGGTTGGAAAAGCCACCCGCTTTGGAGCAGCCTTTTTCGCTTGGGCGGGGGCGGCGTGTTCCCAAACAGGGTTTATCTCAACGCACCCCTCACCAGGCCGGAATACAGCCTCATGGGCGATCCCTAGCGCATCCCGCAGATATGTGCTGGCCGCTTCAAGATCAGCGCCTGTAGCCGCCATAACCAAGTCTATGGGGGTCATGCTTTGGTCCGTGCCGAAGTCACGGATGCCGCTCGGGTGGATGCCCACCTTCTTGGTCATCTTCGTCACACCCCGCCAGATGGGGTCTACCCTGTAGCCACCGTCAGACCCACGCCCAGCGTTTGGGAAAAGCCTTGGAACCCAAACATCAAGGTTTAACAATGCCTTATCATTGATATCACGCCAATAGCTATCATTGTCGCCAAGGACGCCAGCACTCCCACCGCCCACGACAAGCCCGTGAACGGCAGTCCCATTGACCGCCGCTGCCTCCACCTTTGGTAGAAAAGGCTCTAGGGCCTTTGCAATCCTATCGTGTATGTCGTGCGGCAGTTCCGGCAGTTCGGAGGCGGTCAAATCCTCCAGCGTGTCGGGCGTTGTCCATTGGTAATTCATGCCATCAGGATGAACGCTTGGCGGCAACACGGTTTGCTTACCGTGGGCCAGCACCTCAACAACGCTAACGCCGTCCAGCAAATATTTTTTAGATGCGACAGAAAAGCCACGGTAGAACGCCGTGTACCCCTTAGCCCCCATCTTCTTGACCGGCGACGGCGGCAGGCAGGCTTCCAGAGCCGTCCGCACTTCCGGCGAGCCGTAGTCGAAGTCTATGGCGGTGACGTTACTGGCCCGCCCCAGCGCCAGGCAGATGGATTTCCCAGGCCATTTGGCCCACAGGTCCAATTCAAACCTCGTAGGCGAGCGATCGCAGTACCGCTGCCATTTAGCCATCCCGACCCACTGGTCGCCCTTATGCTCGCCGGGGCGCTTTTCACCGGGGATAATGGGGATGACGCTGTACCCCCGCTCAACGAGCCGGGTAGCGGTCGTGATGAAATCGGTCATTCTTGCCCTATAACCGTTACGATCAGTTGCGGTAGCTCGGAATACTGCTTGGTTGCAGTCAGCTTAACGATCTGCGAGTCGTCAACAACGACAATGCCGTTGATGCCATCAAGCGCCTTAACAATGTTGTCTAAGTCCGGCTTGGTTGTCGGTTTGATTTGACCCGCTATGGCCGAAAGTCTTTTCTTCAACGACCATGAGGCGGGCACCAGCATAAACGCCTGCACCACAACTTCAACCGGCCCGCCGATCGGCAGCGCGCCGTTCATGGATTCGGCAGCGTATGCCGCCACCTGATTCTCATACCGGCGTGTTTTCTCCGGTGTGTAAGAACGTACATGACCACCATATGTAGACACCCTGGCGCGTCCCTTCGCTACAGGTTGTCCCGGTACGGTGAACGATACGGTTCTCACGAATAGAAATCCTGCGGGCGAACTTTGCCGTTGGTGGCTTTTTGTATTGCCATCATATGGTGCGGACGCGGCATTCTTCCCAGGCGATCCACCCGTGTCCACATATGCACAGCCGACTCAGACGCCTGAATCATCTCTGCAAAAGCGCGGTTTGTGAGCTTCTGCTGGTTCAGCCACTTTCGTAGTTTCATAAAAATCTCCTTTATCGGGAAAATACGTTTGACATAACGTGCGGCGCATCGCAATGTCCAAATGCTCAAAACATAAACCGCAGCAAAACAGAGGAACCCATGAACTTCAAACCGAAGATGTTTTCCAACCGTACTGTCGAAGACGCCGCAGCCGATTGGATGGATGCCAAGAACGAAGAAAGCGCGGCAAACAAGCGCCGCATTGAAATCGAGGAAGAGCTTCTCGGTTTCCTACCAGCAAAGACTGAGGGCAGCGAGTCCCATCAAGTCGGACCCTACAAAGTCACGCTGACCGGCAAACTCAATCGCAAGATCGATTGGGATGCGGTGCCGAAACTCAACATTCCCGAAGCCATGCTGCCCGTGAAACAAAAGCCTGAACTCGACATGAAAGGATTGCGCTATCTGGAGAACAACGAGCCGAGGTTCTACAACACCTTCTGCAAAGCGATGACCATCGAACCCGCCAAGACATCGGTAACTGTAATCAGAACGGAAAAGTAAGATGGCAATTAATCTAAAATCACTACGCAAAACGAGCGTCACCCACCCGCCGCGTATCGTGTTGTACGGTACGCACGGCGTCGGCAAAAGCTCGTTCGCATCACAGGCCGATCGGCCTGTGTTCATCCAGACAGAAGAAGGTTTGGATGCACTCTCAGTCACCGCTTTCCCGAAGTCTCAGTCCTATGAAGAAGTCATGGAGGCAATCCAGTCCCTCTTCAATGAAGACCACAACTTTGGCACTGTGGTGCTCGATAGCGCCGACTGGCTGGAGCAGCTTATCCACAAGCAAGTTGCCCAGAACAATAAGGTCAGCAGCATCGATGACATCGGCTTCGGCAAGGGCTATGCCTTCGCCGTGGAGCTATGGAGAAATGTGTTGGAAGGTTTTGATCTGCTGCGTAACGAGAAAAACATGCAGGTCATTCTTCTGGCTCATACGCAAATCAAGCGTTATGACGATCCGCTGAACGACAGCTACGATCGCTATATGCTCGACTTGCATAAGGGTGCTGCCGCTATCATTTCTGAATGGTGTGACTGTCTCGTTTTCGCAAACTACACAGTGACGACCGTGAAGAACGATATCGGCTTCAGCCAAAAGAAAACCAGGGCAATCGGGTCAGGCTCTCGCGTACTCCATACCCAAGAGCGCCCCGGCTGGGTTGCTAAATCACGGTGGGCGCTGCCAGATACCATGCCGCTGGATTACGCAGCCTTCACCGAAGCACTCGTAACCGCAATGCAACCACAACTCGACACAAAGGAATAAGCAAATGGCTGAACTTGATTTCGTATTCGATCCGAACGTTGTTGCGGATCGTGTTGATTACACGCCGTTTCCGGTTGGCGAATACATCGCAGAAGTTACCGGCAGCGATTACAAGACGACCAAATCCGGCAACGGAAAGTTCATCGAGCTTGAATTTACCATTCTCGACGGCGATTACGCTGGCCGTAAGTATTGGGACCGTCTCAATGTCCGGCATGAGAACCAGATGGCAATGGACATCGCCAATGCTTCTATGAAGGATTTGATGCGGGCGATCGGCAAGCCCAACGAATCCTGCAACAACACCAATATGCTTCACGGCATTCCGGTGAAGTTGAAGATCGGCATGTCCAAGCGCAAGGATACCGGCGAGGATCAGAATACGGTGCGCTACAAGCCCATCAGCGATGCTCCGGCTGCGTCCACCAAACCAGCGGCGAGCAACTCTGGCGGTCCCAAGAAGAAGCCTTGGGAAAAGTAGCAAGCGAGGCCGGGGGTGTAACGCCCCCGGCTTTTCAC